TTGATCTGGGAGAGGGTGAGTTGCGGACTGTTACCAAGATCGATCCATCGACCGGAGTGCGGTCGAATGTCTTCTATGGCAAAGAGTCCTTTGTCAAGGCGATGGGTCGTCCGGGGCGCAGGGTTTCTTCTTTCCGTACCTTGCAATCTGTTTAATCTTCTCCCGAACTCTTGAAGAAGGACTAGAGGCATCATGGTAGCAAATATCGCATTCAACCCTTATCTCCAGACTAATGCGGCTGGAATGTTCACCGTTGAGTCCGATGGACTCATTGTTGGTACAGCTTTCCCTGATCCGGCGGCACGCTTCGCGCTTTCCGGTGGCTGGCTAGCGACAGCAGAAACTCTGCCGATGTTCGGCGGAGTGGCCATTTCCGAAAACGTCGCAACGGAGCGGTCTACTGCTCCGGCAACTCCGACACGAGCAGATATTGCGTTGGGTCCTGTAATTGCTCGCGCGACAGCTTACGCGAACCTTACCGGGTTTAGCGTATTTGATCAGAACTATGCGGCGGTGAATACTCCACAATCTCCGGTTCCTGTAGTCGGAAGCGGTGGAATGGTGAATTTCTATCGCCTCGGTTCTGGTGCTCGTGTGGCATTGGCCATTGATCCAACGTTGGTGACGTTGGAAGGTGGTCTTATCACCGCACAAGTTTCGTGGGACTTTACTAACCAGAAGATCATTGCCTTTGCGACAACGGCATTGGCAGTGAAGATTCTATCCATCAAGTCCTCGGGATGCATGGTTCCATCGTACTCTGCTGGAACTGGTTTCGTTACTTGGAATTACAACGGAGCAGCGGCAGTCTGCTTGCTGTAAACTTCAACCTGGACCCAGGCCGGGGCCAACTCTGGCCTAACCTAACCATAGGAGAGACACATGGGTTCGATCGCTCCGGCATTTGTTCAGGTACATCCTTCCTATATGATGCCTGATACACTTATGCCTTATTCCCAGGCTTCTGGGGCGTTTGAGTTGCTTGCCAGTGGCGCGCCACTCATTCGACTTTCTGAGGGTGATCTGTACGCTTACATCAAGCGTGTAGATCTTCGCACGAGGATGGCGGCTGGTCAATCTTCCTATAACCAGTTGCCCGGTGTTTCGTTTGCGATGTCGCAGATCAGTGCTCCAACGTACCTCCTGCGGGTTCGTGCAGAATACGACCACCACGACACGGCGGCGATGGCACGATGGGGTCTCTCAATCGTCGATGCGCATCGTCTTGGAATGCGGCAGGCGACGTTCCAGCTCATTCGGAATGGATTGCTGTACGGCTTCAATCCGGCTAATGGCGAAGGTCTCGTCAATGCCAGCGGAGCCACGGCAGTCAGTCTCCCGGCAGATAGCGCCGGGAATACTACGGTCGTTACATATGATAACGGCCAGATGGCATTCTTCTTGATATCTTTAATTAGTGCCATCAAGTCCAGGACCAATCAACTCGGCATTGGGCGTAAGTTCGTGTTCGTTGGCCCGCAGCGAACTCTCGGTGCCATGGAATATCAGAATATCGTTCAGCTCACCAGTTATCAGCGGGTCGGTGCTGGTTCTACATCTACGGCGGGTGTTGTCAAAGACGTTTTGGAAATGAACGATGACGAAATCATCTGGGCCTATGACGATACGCTTATCGGCAAGGGCGCAGGTGGCAACGACGCGGTGATCATCGTTATGCCTGAGGTGGAGGAGCCGAAAGGTGCGAGGATTAATACCAACGAATTCGCAAAGCTAACTCCTTCAATGACAGCGTGTACACTCCAGCTTTGCGATATGGCGGCTCCACGCGAAATCCCAGTTCCGCTCGCCGGCGGAGCGATCGACGTGCTCGCCGAGCAGCGTGTCACTTCCGGTTGGGCCGTCCGTCCGGAGGCGGTTACTATCGTGACGATGCAGTATCAATAAGTAAGTGTTGCTTACCTATTTAGGGTATCAGTAATATCGAGGCTTCCGGACCAGCTAGGAGGCTTTGATCGGGGATCGGCTTTCGGGCAAGATTCGTAAGCTGGCGACCTTGCTGTGCCGATCCCCTCCACTTCAGTTGCACCAGCACGAATTGACGTGCTTCAAACTGTTGGGGCGACTGTAAGCGTCCGGTGCATTTAGGGAGGAACCTATGCCTGAACTTTTTATTGGGAATGTTTCAAAGCAAATTCAGCAATTTGCTTATCGTGCGCTAGAGCGACCTGGGATCGTATTGCAAACAATTCCTATTGGAGGACAAATTCGTATTGCCCCTAATGGGGCTAGAGCTGATTTAACCATTCAAGAAATTGATTATATTATCGATCAACATAAAACCTATGGAATTGCTCCGATAGATGAATTGGACAATGTATCAAGTCCATTTGGTGGAATTTGTTATTCTATCGGTAAACCGATTTCTGCTGAGAAGCTACGTCGAGCTATGGTTAAGAAGGATGATGCTTTAAAAGATTTTGGGAAGAAGTTGCGCCAGGAAGCGGCGCTTGCTGTGAGTTCTCAAATCGAGGAACAAATTGGTGCTCCGTTGCGTAATCTCGAAATGAGTTTTACTGAGGAAGAGCCAAGGGGTGGTTATTCGGATGATACGGACCATCTGTCCGAAGGTGTCCGTGTAACCCGGTTAGCTGACCATGGACCTCCGACGGCAGAGGCAGGACGACGAGGACGTCGTAGCTAACTGTAACGAGTATTAGGATAATTTCCTAATGGATCCTACTTTTGCAGGATTTAAGCAATGGGTACAGACCCTTATGGGTGTACCTGTAGATCAAATACCAAATGATGATACTCTTCAAGCCGCATACGATGAAGCTTTAAATCTTGCTTATTATCTATTGGCTGCAATTCCTAGTCAACCTACATCACCGTCTATTTATGCATTGGCTGTCTATAATTTAGCTGGATCAATATTGATGGAAATCGCAGTTGATAATCCAAATAGTACGTTTTGGGAAGATCTTCGGAATAAATTCGGGATAAATTCTTTTACTCCTGGTCTCATTAATTCTGCACATGATCAACATACTGGGGAAGGAATGGTGATTCCACCTTCTCTACTTAATGGTCTTACACTATTTAATCTACAATTATTGAAGACTCCTTGGGGACGACGTTATCTTATGTTTGCTGGTCAATGGGGTACAATCTGGGGACTAACAGGGTGAAAATCCAATTGGGGTTTGAAAATGTAACTTACACAACACCACGAAGAGGTAAGTCTGGTCGCTTTGAGAAAAGAAGATTAACAAAAAGTGCTTCAGTAGCTAGAGAGTTAGAAGATGAATTTATGATTGTTGAATCATTTTATAATTTAGATGCAAACCAGATGTTAGTGACAATGCTAGAAGATGCTTATGCTGATGGTATAGAATCTATGACATCTGGTACACCTAAGTCAGTAGAATTAAAAGATACTGATTTAACAACAATTCAGGAGAAATTTAAACAAAATCTTAATAATAGAAGATATGATGGTTTATTGTTCAATACTCCAACTGAACAATCTAAAAAATCTGGAAAACCAAGTTTTGTAGAAACAGGAACATACAGAGATAATTTCAGAGTGTGGAAGGGGAGATAACATGATAGCATCTGTAGGAACCATTCTGCTAGTATTTGGCCTCGTGTGCGCTATCTTGGCGGCAATTTTTCAACCGATCCCGCCTGGAACTCCAGCATGGGGTCGTATTCATCTTGGTTGGCTTGCGATTGCGTTTTTGATCGCCGCCATGATTTTTGGAGGGATAAAACTGTGACTGAACCCTGTTCCCCGGTTAATAGATCGGGAGGACCGCAAGGTAAGGGGAAACCTTTGCCTATTCCGGCCAAGCCGGTATCTCCTGGTGCTTGTTCTAACCCCTCAGCTAAATAATGCCTTCTATATTTGAAACTCTTGGTGCTAAACCCCCTCTTGGGGCTGCTCTTGCGGCAGGGGTCAATACCCTGTCGGTGGATCAAGAGTTATCATTTTCATTGTACAATCGATATGTGTTTCCGTTAGATGGTATGGTCTATTGGCTTAGAGTTCCATCTAGTACTGGCAATGTTACAACTCCTGGTATTCGGACAAGAGCAGGATTTCCACAAACACTAAAAGATAAAGAAGCGAGACAAGTTTCACCTGGGAATTTAGGTGCTGCTGATATAGTGGGAGGTCGTATAATTAATCCATTGTTAGCTTCTGATCAAGGGCTTGCTATAGTGGAATCTTTGTTTGTAGATTTTACGGGTCCGGCGTATTCCCATGTTACAGGAACTACTGTAGAACTTTTACCAGGAGAAAGTATTGATATTCCGGCTAACCTAACGACTGGAGCATGGGTCTGTTCTGCTCATGGAGGCCATAAATTCACGTGTATTCTACAGAAAACTATTACGTCTGTAACATTGCCGACTGATGTACAAGTAAAAGGTTCTTTTCATTATGTAACAGAAATAGAACAAGAAGTAGATTCAACATATGATACTAATGAAGTGATTTTCACTTCTCTTTCAGAAATCCAGGAATTTAATCAAATCGGCCCAGACTTCATGTATGTTTGTCATTATCGTGATTTGATATTTGCATTTTCTGCGCGTGGTCGTTTATATGAACAAGCTGATCTTTATCATTATCGTGGGAATGCACTTTTTAGTAAGAGTGCAACTCAAATTATCGACGATCCATCTCAATTTAATCCTTCGTTGATTGTTTCTAATTCGCTACCAATCTGGTTGTATATGCCGATCTATGTGCCTCCATACCCTGGATTTACTTGCCCTGTTCCTCTTTATCCTTCTTATTTGGTTGATGATAATCTTCCTCCTCCATTTGGTTCTGTACATATTGAGGAAACTACGACGTTAGAAATGAGTCCTTATTATGGGCCACGATTACAGTCTGCTAGCCTGTGTAGAGATCGTGTGAAGATTCATTTGTATGGTGCAGATAATACCGTATCTGATAATTTTGTGGCTTTTGTGAGTCAGTATTCTCGTGATTGGATGACTATAGGAATGGCTAACAGTCCAAATGTTAAGGATGAAAAAGCCAAGCAAGCTGAATTTCGTATTCTTTCTAAATATAAAACAATTGAATTTCTTGTTAACTATCTGCAAGGAACAAGTCGAGATATAGCACGGCAGTTTATCAAACATGCTATCGTTCAGAATCAGCTCCAGTGGATAACTGGTGACTAATAGGAGACTCCAATGCCACAGACCAACTATCTCACGTTATTCACAGCTTGCTATCCGATCCTGGCTAGGGTACAGAAACCGGGTGGAGTAACCGTTGCTACCACTGTTGGAGCCGGTGATGTTCCGAATAAGCCAACTCCATCTACCCCAACTATTCAAATAGCAGAATTCTTTTCGGCTGTAGATGGTGGGACCGTGGTGGAAGAGGCTATTATGGATGAAACTGCTGTGAACGAAACTGATGAAGTAGTAGAGGATGAGGTTGAGGAAGAGGTTGAACATGATGAAAATGGTCATCCCAAGCCTCGCCATAGAAAGCCTCAACGTGTGAAACATCGCCGGTAGAGGTTAAATTTTTGTTATCCTCGAATGAAGGAACGTGAACCATGACCGTTCAAACACAGTTTAGCACGGATCCGAATTCGATTGTAACGGTACACGTTTCAATCATTGAGGCTCCGACACCGATCAACTATCAACGCACTGGAGCATTTGTATCTTTTGGTGCTACGAGCCTGCTCCCTGGATCTACAGTATTGTTGACACAATTTTCTGATTTGAACGTTCCGCCGTCGGATGCTCCTTCTTCCTTACTCCCAATACTTCGTGGGTCAGAAGAAATTGCATCTGTAACATGGGCTGCTGGAGTTGCAACTGTTACAACTACTGACCCAATTCCTGATGTTCAGGTTGGTGATGTTCTAGGAATGGTTCAGTTAGGATTCAGCCCTATTGGTCCAGGGCTAAATGGTTTGAAGACTGTTACAATCGTATCACCTACATCATATACGTATCAAGTTACTCCTGATCCTACCCCTGTAACAACAATGGGAACATACCAATTCTTGAATTCTATTGAATTGTCACAGATGGTGACGACTTTCTTTAGTCAAGGCAATGAAATTGGTGTATGGATTTTGGAACTTGGTTATGATAATAATCCTGATAATAATGTTTCAGCTTTGGAAAATTGGCTTCAACAGAATCCGCTGACTATCTATGGGTTTTTGATGCCACGTAGGTTTGGAAGTGATCCACTTATTTTGGGAAGTGCGACAACTCCACTTTCGTTCACAAATTTGTTAAAGCAGTATGAAGCTCCTTCAAACACGATGGAATACTTCTGGTTAACTGTGACTTCAACAACAATGAATAATCTTTTCTTCCCAGGGCAGTTAGGTTCTGGTGGAACTAAGGGAACAGGGTCAAGTTTCAAAGATGTAATTCAAATGGTTGAAGCTCCTGTTTTGACTGATCCGAATCTAATTCATGTTCCGGCTAGTGGTGTTGATCCTGAAAGATATGAACTTCCTAGTTATCTAGACCCAGAAGGTGAGTTTACTCTTGCTGCGATGTTTTACAATGCTCTGGCTTATAGGCCATCAAACACTAATCGTGTTACTCCTATGGCGTTTAAATTCTTGTATGGGGTTACAGCATATCCTCAAAAGAATAATGGTCCATTGCTTAGGGGCTTCAAATCCGCGAATACCAATTATGTTTCTACTGGCGCGGAGGGTGGAATAAGTTTCACTATGGTTTATGAAGGAGTGACTTTAGATGGTCATGATTATTTTAACTGGTGGTACACAATTGATTGGGTTCAGATCCAAGTAAATCTAGATCTAAGCAATGCTATTATCAATGGATCAAATAACCCATTGGCTCCGCTATACTATAATCAGGAGGGTATTAATTATTTGGAAACCGTTCTTCTTGGTACGATGCAAGATGCCCAGACTTTTGGTATGATCTTAGGCAAAATCCAAATGACTCAATTTGATGGCCCTGATCTTGGTTCGGCTATTAACAGTGGAACTTTTGCTGGACAATGTGATGTAAACGCAGTCCCATTCCTCAATTATACACTAGCCAATCCTGGAGACTACAAAATTGGGGAATACGATGGGCTTTCAACTCTGTTTATCCCTGCGCGTGGCTTTATCCACATTCTTGTAAATGTGGTGGTCACAGATCTCATCTCACTCTAGGAGGCCCAAATGGCTTTTCAATTCACTCCCCCCGGCGTCCTAAATCGGCTCCGGGCTTCCGTGGTTTGGAAACTATTTCCAGAACTCAACGTTACATCGAGTTTTCTTACAACTGAAGGAATTCGATTAGCGTTGGAAGGGAACGCAACTGATTTGCTCCCGGCTATGGTGAGCTTGGTGAGCAGTCCAGCTCCATATCTTGCGGCGTCGATCACGATGTCAGTTGTACGGAGTTCTTCACTTGCAGCTCTGTATCAGGAGCAAATTGAGAATACTACACTTATGGGATTGATGTCTATTTTTCCGGATACGGATGTACTGAAACCGTATATCATAAATAACGTAGCTCTCGAAAGTGTTCGGGAAATGGCCTTTGCTGGAATGGAAGCGGCTATGGTGGTCACAGCGAGAGGTTATTATAACGTCAACACAGGATTCTTTGGGACTTAACGTCGTCGTAAAAGGAGGGTCAAGTGGCAGATATCACGTTAAATAGAAAGTTGAATATTGTTCTAAGCGTAGATACCGACAAAGGGCCAGTTTATATTCACTCTACTCCTATCGGAAGAGAAGCATTTGAAAATAATTATCTTGTAATATCAAGAGCGTTTACCCAAGTCTATACTCAGGGACTTGGTCCAGTCACAGGGCCGCGTGTAGCGGCTCTTTTGTTACGTGATGAAGCTAAGAAACTTGGTGTCTGGGAGCATACTCAGCAATCCCTGATAGCTGAAATCTACCGGTTAACTAATGTGATTGCTTCTGGTGCAGATGGTTGGGAACAGTATCCATTCAATGTAGCGAAGGCGCGCGGGATTTTAGATGCTGATACAATAGCCGAAGTGGAGAATTGTATCATATATTTTATATGCGCCTCGTCGGTTCATCTGAGAGCGGAACTGACAGTGGCGCTGGAAGGCTTGAGCACTCTCTGGGGCGCGCAAACTACATTATTGAATGTTACGGAATATCAACGTTCCTTGCCGATTTGGACTCCGGAAGAGACTACTGGCGAGAGTCTGAAAACGGCCGTGAGTCAATAATTCATAGCTGTTTGACATGGTTAGTAGAAGAAGGGTTTAGTGAATTCTTCGATCAGTTTGAAATAGCATGGCCACATTCTAGTCGATTACAGTGGCAACAGCGATACATGATCGCTATGTGGAAGTCGTAAATGGCTCCGATTAAAATATCAGTACCAACTAATTTTATCGATTCCATGAAGAAGTTCATGGATGTGATTGATAAGACTCAAGTAATAATGAATCAAGCCAGGAGGGTGCAAGTTCCAATAATTCCTTCTCGTCAACCTCCAATACAGATTCAAGGGTTTATAAACCGACTTCCTTCTTTGTTTAATAGATTTGGATCTACACTTCAGAGATTTATAGATCGTATGATAATGTTATTAGGACCAAGAGCCAGAACTTTTACGAGTATGATGGCAATTCCTAATTATATATTTTCTGGAGTTAATTCACTTACGAAATTAGCTGGATCAATGAGTGCAGGACGTTTTGCCTTGCTTTTCCGGTATGGAGGAGTTCCTGGCGCGGTTATTGCGGTTGTGAAATGGGTTTATGATAAGTCTATGTTGTTGATGGAAACATTACAGAAGGACCGAATTCAAGCAATTTTGATGGGAACAACAGTTGGTGGATTGCGGGCGTTTCGTACAGCCTTTTGGATGTTACCTAATGATCCATTACTAGTACGTGTAATGAGCATACTTAAAGGTTATTCAGTTTCTGCACAAGCTTTGCAGATATACGGAACTTTAGGAGTTCAGCGAAATATTGATACTGTAGATGGTATGATTCAAGTTTTAATAAGAGCTCAAGAATTTTTACGTCAATTCCCTAGTCAAGAGGGTCAGGCAGCACGGGAATTTGGAATTCCGCTAAGTCCAGCAACTCTGGCAGCTTTAAGAGATCCACGAATAACTCCTCAAGAACTAAAGAGGGTAGCATCACGAGAACTTGCTTTACGAGGACGGTTAGGGCTAACTCCACAAGAGGAAGAAGATACAATAAATTTCTTGAATGCAAAACGAATTCTATTTGCAACTGCAAAAGCAGATTTTTTGAAATCACTCGTTAGTTCTGGTTTAGCTGATGCTTTGACAAAACTATCAGATAGATTGACTAGATGGTTAAAGTCATTTGAAACATCCAGCGATAAACCTGGTTCGGTAAATAAATCTAAGAAGAATGGAGATAATGATGTTATAAAGAATTTTGAAAAGCAGCTTGCTGATTTGGATAAGTATATACAAGATAAGGCTCAAGAATTTCAAAATCAGATTTCTCGTCTCACTAGTAGGACTAGTCCAGGAAATCTTGCTATAGCAGCGAGAGTTAGAGGCAGAGCAATAGCACGAGGTGCTGTTAGAGGTGATGTAGGTCCTAGTGGAGTGAGAGGTAATGTAATTCCTGCTGGAATGCGAGGTAGAAGTGATGTTAGGGGTGTAGATGGTGGATATCGTGGTACTGTTCCGCAACCTCCATCATCAACGACAGGTGGACGTTGGCCAAATATAGCTAACATCAAAGCTGCTGCCAAAGATCAATTGATGAAAGAGGGATTAACTGTAGAGCAAGCTGAAGTAGGAGCGAATGGACTAGTTGGACAAGCAATTGCAGAAAGTGGATTAGTAAGTCAGTATCACGATGCGGGGAAAGGCGGGAGACCAGGATATGTGAAATCAATTTATGGTGCTGACTATTCACGTGGTCAGGATATGATTCGATGGATGGCTGCAAATAACCTTGATCCTAATAACACAGCCAACCAAAGTCGTTGGATGGCTCATGAGGTGATGTCAAATCCTCGTTTTGGGCGATCTCAACAAGCATTACGTAGAGGTAATCAAGATGAAGTTTCTGATGCATTAACACTAAATTATGAAGCACCAAGAGCACCAAATTTAGCTGAACGACGACGTAATGCAAGAACTGCTGCTGGTGTAGGAGCTCCTGCTGTTCCTTCTGCTCCTGCTACTCCTTCTGCTCCTTCTGCTCCTGCTGCTCCTGTGCGTACTTTTATTCCACCTGATATTCCTGCTGGCATGGGACCAACTGTAGCTGACCGACTCAAAAGTGAGGGAGTAACTCTCCCATCGGCAATTGATTCTAAGATTAGAAAAGGTGAACAGCTTACTGAAAGTGATTTACGATCTATTCCTAAAGATCAGTTAGAGAAAACTAATTCTTTAGTCACTGGAATGGGGCGATCACCACTGTATAGAGATGCACCAGCTTCAGCTCCAGCTCCAGCTTCTGCTGCCCCTGCTACTGGAACTAAGACGATGTTGTTTCTACATGGGATGAAATCACGTTATGGTGATAAATCCCCTGCTGAAATTGAAGCATCAGCACGAAAGTATGCAACCGCGAATGGTTACAAATTAGAAGTAATAGACGTATCTGGAGACGATTCCAAAGGTCAACTATCAGTAGCACGCGCTCGGTTACAACAGGGTGGAATTGATGCAGTTTATGGATTTTCTCAGGGTGGTTATGCGGCAAACCACTTACGTCAAGAATTTCCAGGTCTCAAGTATACTATCACAGGTGCTCCTGGAGTAGATGGCAATATTGCCTTACCGGGTGTGAATCATATGGATTTACCAGGAGCACTTGCTGCTCCAGGACCTGCTAAACGTGGACCGGGTCAATGGTCAGATCTGCCAGTACAACCAGGGAAAGAAGGAAGATGGAATCCAGGACCTGTTGATCCACGCTTACGAGAAATTATGTCTGGTGCAAAAGATCGTTTTGAGGCTGCACATCCCGGTTATACAGTTGTAGGTTCGTCTGGACTTCGAACTACTCATGACCCACATGGTCGGGCTCATGCTTTAGATGTACATATTATGGATCCACATGGGAACATAATTAATCCTTATGGACTGGATACTACTGGACTCTATAGAGAATTAGCAGTTCATGCTCGTCGTGAAATGCTTGTACGTCATCCAGAATTGGCACATGCGTTCAATTGGGGAGGTTTCTTTAATGCTAGTGGAGGCCCAGGTATAGCTGACCCAGCGACAGGGGCAAATCGTTCTGATCTTGAACACTTTGATATAGAGGGTGAACGGTCTAATCGTGGACCTACTATGGAAAGGTTGTTACAAGGATTAGATACTCCTTCAGTTAAAGACGTAAATATTAAGAAAGAAGAACCACCTAATAGCATTATAGATACACCAAGAATGTTTGATCCAACTCCAATATCTACAAAACCTAAAGAAGAAGAACCCAAAAAGGATGATCCTCCACAACATCCAGAAGAAAAACACGGTAGTCTAACGCATCCAGCTCTTAAAGAAGCGAAACTACATAATAGGTCCGATGCTAAGGCTGAAATTAAATGGAATGGTTCTGCCGGAAGTAATCTTTCTGATGTACAGACTGCATCTCCAATGCGTCGTAGGGGTGCTCCGGTTCATGATCCTTGGCAAAAACAAACGAATCTATTATCCCCGCAATCTATGATAACTACTCCTCCACCAGAGCTTGATAAACACGAAGAAGAACCTAACAATATCCCGGTTAATGCTCGAGCTTTCACAAGAGCTATTGGTCGTACAGAAACAGATTTTAGTCGTAAACAAGCTTATGCTGAAAATCTTAATCAACCGGGAACTAATAAGAATGTTGCAAGATTAGGTAAGGCTGGAGCAGATTATGGCTACTATCAAATGAATCAAGAACAAGTTGATGATGCAGTTAACAGATTGGGAATGTCTCGTGATATGGCTCAACATCTTACTGGAGGGCCATATCATGATAGCACTTTGGAACAGCAAACCAGTGCGGTTGCAGAATATATGAAGCGACGTTGGCCGAATGAATATAAAGATCTTATAGAAAAGAATGATTATCAACGGATGTTACATGCTACTAGAGGTACTTGGTTTGGATTAGCTGATCCACCAAAGGGTCGTCCGAAAGATGCTTTAGCCGAATTTAGGAGAGTTCGGGATGCTGCTCGTATTAATGCAGCAGCAGTGATGGGAGGTCCAGCACTGTGAGATATTATGATATTCAATTAGCTGGAGGAGGAGCTACTGGAGGATCGTTTGGTTCAGGATGGACTTCACATCCTAGTGGTGTTGCTGATCCTGGAGCACAAGAAGTTTTGATGAATTTAGAAGTTTATAATGCTTCGAATGATCCACAGAATGGAATGGCAGCAAGTGATCAGTCAACTGTAGAAATTCAAGGTGTAAGTTGGCAGCAGATAAAAGACTCAAATAAATTAATTGGTACTCCAATTAAAATATTTGGAGGAATTAAACCGGGACCAGAATTAGCTACTGCTCAATCTAGAAACGCTGGTCAGTTGGTTTCAGGAACTATTGCTAAGACTTGGGGTAGTTGGGTTGGGACTGATATGTCCCTTGGTATATCTTTTATAGCTTCATCACCAAGTACAAATACTGGTGTCGGGAGTCAAGGTCAATTTGGTGATACATCTTCTAATAGTAGTACTTCTGCTGCTCCAGCTTCTCAGGCAACTACAGCAGACGCACAAAACTTTCGTGTAAATCGTACAGGAATTCGATCTATAGATCGTAGAAATTTTGCACGAGGAAGACAACCGGTTGTTAATCCACTAGATGGTGGAGGTGATTTTGGTCTAGGAACTTTAGTCGGAGGCTTGAGTTCTGGATTGTCTGGTGCTGGTGGTGCGTTGTCTTCATTATTAGGTGGTGGTTTCCCTGGCCTCACTAAGCCATTGAATATAATCCATAATATGATGGAAAATATGCCATTGTCGTCAGCAATTCAGCAGACGTTATCTACTGCATTTCCTCAATTAAAAATGAAAATTAATATTTCACCGCAGTTAAAGTTGAATTATCAAGATGCTGGTGTCTATCAAAATTTAGAACAATATGCTGGTTATATTTTAAATCTTAGTAGATCTATTATGGGAGCTAAAAATTATCTTGGTGTTCATATGTCTGTTGATAATGGTGTGATGAATATATGGGATGGAACAGGTTTTTCAGCGAGTGATAACCTTAGTGCTATTGACTTGATTGGTCAGCCAACATGGGTCGATGTAAATACTGTAGAAATTAAAGTTGTCATGCGCGGACATTTAGCACTAAATGATAAACTGATAATTCCAACCGGAACACTGATAAATTTTGCAGGACCAGCAGGAATTGTTTCTCAATCTTCTCAGCAAAGATCTAATATAACTTTTGAAGGTATGTATATTTCAATCACTAAAATTACTCATATAGGTGATTTCCGAAATCCTGATGGAAATTACTGGTGTACGGTTATTCGTGGATTAGCATCTAACCCACCTGCTGTTCCTACATTTAATATATCTAATCAGATTGGTAGTCAAAGTCAATTTGGTGTACCTCCACTTCCTAATAATACAGAACCATTAGGTAATGTAGAAATAGGAAAACCAATTATTGTTGATCCTTCTGATCCTAATGAACCATCTTCTAATCAACAGATTATGTCGTTTGGTAGTATATTCAAACGTAGTGTTCGGAGACACTAATGGCTCGAGTTGTTACTTTAACAGTTCAAGTTGATGATGCTCAGTTTCAAGCATTTACTAAGAATTTTGATGCGTTTGTGACTAGAGTCCAAACCTTAACAACTTCATTTCAAAATATTCAAACATCAATAACTGGAACTACAAGAGCTGCTCAAACTCTAAATACCACTATAAGTTCATTGATATCTTCATCTAATAGACTTCATACTTCTGTTTCTAGTATAACTAATCAATTTGGAAGATGGGCTACGTTAATCGGTTCCACCGTGATGATGCTCGGCGGCGGAGCCGGGATGTTTGGTATAGATAGATTGTTAAATTCTTTTATTCAACGTCAGCGCCAAGCTTTAGGAATAGGAGGTACTTATCAACAAACGATGGCTGGTCAAGTTGCCGGTCAACAGTTTCCTGGGGATGTTGCATCGCAGATTGCTAATATTACTTCTGCAATGCATGATCCAACACATCCTGGATTCAAGGCTTTAGCTTCTGGTAATCTCTTAGGTATTGATACTAGAAATAAAACGCCTGAAGAGATTCGTAGAGAACTACTAAGGAAAGGAGCAGATTTTATAGGAGCTCAGCCATCAACAACTGCATTAATGACTGCCGGTCAAGTTGGTTTAACTCCTTTATTAGGTGAAGATAAAATTAGAAGTATGCTCACTCCAGAGGGAAGACGGGCTGCTCATAAAGAAGCTGCACTCAGTGAATTGATAGAAAAGAATGTTCCAAAAGTAACACCAGCAGAAGAAGAAAAACTTGATAAGTTGTTTGAGTCTTGGACTACTTTTGCAGCGGTATTTCGAGCTGACTTAACAAAGATGTTGGCGGCATTAGCTCCATATCTTACTGCAACTTCTAATTTTGTGACTCAATCATTACCAAAAATTCCTGGATGGATAGATACGATAACAGATTATAATCTACCAATGAATTTGGTTAAGAGACTTGGAAGATCAATGTTTGGTGGACCTGATGATCCAATTACTAATTTCAAAACACATATGGATGGATTGAGTAAGACAACAGGAGAATTAGTCGATAAACTGAATACTATGATGAAATTTTTAGCTCCTATTAGTCCTGCTCAGGGAGCAGAAGCTCCTGGTAATGCTCCTTCTATTGCTGCTCCTGCAACTTCTGCTCCCGCAATTTCTGCTCCTGCAACTTCTGCTCCATCTTCGCTTCCTTCTCAAGGAAATCTAACTCCGTCTAAGAGTGCTGATTTTATTAATTCATTCATGGTCCCGAAAGCGTTTGGTCCAGGAGTTGCGACTACAAAATCAGGACCTGTTGGTGGTCCATGGATGAGTAGTCCAGATTATGGATCATCTCCACCATTGGGTCCTTCATTCGCTCCATTTGGGAAACAGAGTTCTTTAGGAAGAAATCAGTTCGCAGTTAGTAGAGCAGCTCCCGGTAAAGGTGGTTTGAATAGTATGTTCGCACAATATAATCATTCTTTATTGTCTAGTTTAAATGCTCCTGGTGGACCTATGGGGCGTTCTGGGCCATTGGATATGGATCAGTGGCAAATGGGACGCACTGCTAGTATCCATGTTCATAACGAACATCCTAGCGTTCGTATGGAAATAGCGGGGATGGGTTGAAGTATGCCATCATCTAATACTCAGGCTCAACTTCGATATCAAGTTAGTCCTATTATTTTGACCGGTGGTGTGGCTTCTTCGCTCTCACCATCTATGATATCATTGATTAGTTTGTTTTCTTCAGGTACTCCTTTAGACTTACCTTATGATATTAATGATTTAGATAATGCATTTGGTGCTTTCAATGTTGTACCTGGAGGTCAGCTAATTCTTCAACAAATAGGTAAATATCCATTTGCTAATCAATGGGTGGCTGCTAATGCTGTGATTAGAGAACCATTGACATTGTCAGTTTTAATGGATACTCCAATGCGGCAAAAGGGGAATGGGTGGGATTATAAACTACATATATTTACGATGTTGAAGGCGACATTAGAAAAGCATAATAATATTGGAGGAACTTATACTGTTGTAACTCCAGCATGTGTATATGAAAATCTTATTATGACGGCTTTAACTGATGTCTCACGAGCACAGAATTCGTTACCACAGAATGCGTGGAGATTTGATTTTGAACAACCTCTTGTTACACTGTCAGGAGCGACTGGAGCATTGAGTAGTCTCAACAGTAAATTGACACAAGGATTACCGACAAATGGAAAGATTACAGGAACTCAAGTTGGAGCACAGTCAGCACAACCAACACAGATGAAGGGAACATTGAAAATAGTTGGAGCTTTAGCAGGAGGACCACCTTCTTTGGCAACTAATCCTCCAACATCACATAATGCTTTTAATTATCCAGCATCAGCACCATCAGCAGGATTTAGTCTTGGTGGAATATCGTGACAATAATTATTCCTTTTATTCCTTCTAATATTATTACTCCCACTATTCCTATGAATTTAGATGGAGAAAACTATACTATCACAGTAACTTGGAATGTCTCTGCACAACGATATTATATTGATATTTATGATCAAAATAAAATTTGGATAATTACGGTGCCACTAGTCTCTAGTCCACCAGCACGTAACATCCAAAAGGCAATTTATGATCCATTTCTAAATTCTGTTATGATACGAATGGTAGATCCTGCATTATGGCCAGTCCCAGTATCTCATGCTGGACTAGTAACTCCTCCCGGTACGATTATAGACTATACTTTATTGGGATTTAGTCCGGATACTTACAATGGAAAATTTAGATGTTTACATCTGGACACAATTACGTTTACATTTCCTATGCCAACTGACCCTGGACCAGTTGGCATATTAGGAACTGTTAATAGAATGTTGGATATGATTGAACCTGTATTTAATATATCTTCATTAGTTTATCGCAATGGTGCGTTTGAAATCAATCCGTGAGATAACACATGCGTTACGATTCAATAAAACATCCATTTCCTCATCGTATGGGGATATGGTCAACTAGAAAAACTAATGATTCGCAAGAAAGTCAAGCGAAGTCTTTGCCATGTCATGTAGTTAAGGTAGAAAAAGATTTTATCCACGTACAGTTTGAAACGAATAATAGCATCTTCACAATGCCAACAGTGAAGATGACGCAAGGATTTTCTAGGTTTGGCCGGGAACCTACTCAGGTAGGAGATAAAGGATATGCGGTTCCTGGTGGTTATTATATGGGAGGCGTTAGTGCTTATGCGGGAGGAAACACTAGTTTCTATCCTCGTGCAAATTTGTCAACATTGAGTTTTCAACCGGTAGCTAATCTGAAAGCCCCCAAGCGTGATTATGATCAGCATCACGAAACTGGTGGTCCTAACGGTTGGATCGTTAAGACTATGGAGAAGCAAGAAGAAAATAGTCAGCAAGGTAGTCAATCAGGGAGTAGTACCGGAACCAGTACAGGAAATGGAAGCGGCGGTGGTAGTACATCTCCAGCTATGTTACGAACACACATGCGTTTAATGGAACAAAGAAACTTTATAGCGGCACGAGGTTTTCTGAGCAAAGGCTTAACTGATCTCATTAGTGGTTCCAGTGGTGGTTTAGGTGGGGCTGGATCTAGTAGTAACGGAAGTGGTAGTGGAAGTAATAGCAGTCAACAAGATAATGACAAAACTCAATTCAGTTTTGATAAAGATGGGTTAGCTACAATTCAAAGTAAAGACTCAAGTCATCTAATAACTGTTGATGGAAAGAACAAACAGATTACACTGCAAGTTCCTTCAGATGAAACTATTTATGTTGGTGGTGATGGTAAAACGGGAAAATATGCTAAGATTGCTACGGTCGGCGGTCCTATGATTAATGCTCAGGGTCGCATAGGATGAGTAGAGTTTTTGGTCGAACTCAAGATGTTCTTACTGGTAAAAAGACGTGGTGGATTGTTACGACCGATTTAAATGGATTTAATGATTCTGTTAATGTCACTTGGTTAGCTCAAGTCTGTAAACTTAATCTGGGTGAAAGTCCATTTTTTGCTGATTGGGGCATTCCTGCTCATGAGTCTGTTATAACTCAAGTATATCCTGATTTATATATGATACGAATACAACAACGATTTGCACAATATTTTGCGTCTCTTCTTATGACTTTAGCTCCTATAGCCCAGGGATCTGCGGATAGTTATGCCGCTGGTCAAGATGGAGCTCCTGCTCCTAATTACAATATCAGCATCTTAACTAACTATGGGGCTAGAGTAGGTATTCAAACGAAACCAGACTTTCCTCAACAACAACCGATATAGGTCATGGCAGTTCTTCCTCTTGTAATGACACCTCAAGGACTGCAACCAGCAGCTCCTTCTGATTTGCGAGCAGCGTTGATTGCACTTGTAGCGGCCACTAATCCTGATTACACTGCGAATTTACCTGGAACATTAATTGAAGATATTGCCAGCACTGATACATTTGCTCTTGTTGAAAGTGACAGTTTTCTTGTAGACCTCGTGAATTCTGTTACCCCATTGGGAGCTAATCCTTATTTATTAAATCAACTTGGTATTTTGTATGGAGTAGATAAACAACCAATCACCAATACTGCGGTCTACGTGATTTTTTCAGGACCTCCAGGATATGTAATTTCACAAGGATTTGTTGTTTCGGATGGAACTTATCAGTATATCTGTCAAACTAGTGGAGTTTGTGGGGTAGATAGGAATTCATTGTTGATGTATGCTTTGGCGACTCAGGAAGGATCATGGGAAGTTCTACCGAATACAGTAGTTCAAATGATAACTTCTGTCCCTGCTAATATTCCTCTTTCTGTAACAAATCCTATTTCTGGTATTCCGTCTCTTACTGGAGAACCAATCAGCGTTTTTCGTGAACGTTGTTGGACTGCAGGATTAGCAGCTTCTACCGGAATGGGGCGTTACCTGAAAACTTTGTGTGGAAATGTTCCAGGTGTTCAAAACAGACTAGTTTCTGTTCAAACAGTAAGAAGTCAATATGTCGTAATTGTTGGTGGAGGTGATCCTTATCAAGTCGCTAATGCTATTTGGCAAGCTGATTTTAATGTTCCTGGTTTAACTGGGGCAACAATCGAGATTACGAATATAAGTAATTCTAATCCAGCAATTGTCACTTGTGCAAATAATCATAATCTTTTGGATGGTGATATAGAAACGATAATTGGTGTAGTTGGAATGATTGGTGGGGTGACCAATACTCCATATCCAATAACAACTTTTAGAACAGCTTTTCCATCGAGCCTTGGTTCAATCCCTGATAAACAGTTTACTATTCCTGTAGATACAACGAATTCTGGTTTGTATGCTTATGGAGGTATTGTAACTCCAAATCCTATCAATGTCGAAATTTCTATATCAGATTTTCCGGATACATATGTTGTCCCATTTGTTATTCCCCCACAAGAACTTGTTAGTATGACTGTTGTATGGATAACAGACTCACCTAATTATGTATCTCCTGATGCTATTGCTCAAGCAGCAGTAAGTGCGATTATAGACTACATTAATTCATTACCGGCAGGGACAACTCCAATCAATTTAAATGTGCTGAATAAAGTTTTTCTGGATGCAGTTTCTATGTTAGTAGTTGGTGAATTTATTATAGATTTAGAATGGTCTATAAGTATCAATGGAATTCCACAGTCTCCGGCTGGTGGTACTCAAGCTATATTTGGTGATCCATATAGTTATTTCTATACAGAAAATAGTCTGATTCAAATATTAGGTGGAATAAGATGAAATTTCTTATTCCTGGACTTACATCTAAAGTTTTAATTGCAAGAACTTCTGTTCAAGTTGCGAACATTACGAGTAGTATTTCTGGAACTAACATTTTAATGAACGAACTTGGTGGGATTATTGTTAATCCACTAACAGCAGATGATCAAGGAATTCAAGTTGCTGAATCATTGTTTGTTAGTTTACTTGGACCTGCATCTACATCAGTAATTGTCCCAGGGAATACGGAACTAGTCCCAGGACAAATGTTTTCAGTTCCACCTAAAATGAATGTTTGGGTTAATGCTCTTTCTGCTAATCACAAATTTACTTCTTTCTTTGCTTCTACATATAAAGTTAATCTTCTACCTAATCCTGTTCCTGGAGTGCCTGGAAGTGGGCAATCGGCATTGGGAGCAGAAGCTGGATCACTACCATTTCCTCCATCACATGTAACTGGGTTGACAGAAGTAATTCCATCGTATTTATACCAAGAATATTCTGATGATGATGACTTACAAGAATTTGTTAAAGCTCAAAATCAGATGCAACAGGATTATGTTGATACATTCAATGCATTAAATCTTCCTATTTATACTGGTCCTATTGTTGCTGGAGCTTTATTAGATTGGGTTGGGCGCGGACTATACGGAATGGCACGTCCTGTTATTGGACCTGAATATAAGAGTTTATTTGGTCCTTTAAATACGTTTGGTCCTAATTGGTTAGTTCCAATGTGGGATACGTTTACTCCTGGCATGGAAGTTGAATTTGGACTTAATATAATAAGACAATATGATTTTGAAAATCTTCTTAACACAAGTGATGACATCTATCGTAGAGTTCTTACATGGCATTTCTATAAGGGTGATGGCAATTATTTCAGTACTCTCTGGTTTAAACGTCGGATATGGCGATTTCTTTATGGGATAGATGGTAAATCGCCAGAATCTGTTGATTGGTGGCCGAATGATAATTCTATAGCAGATACTGAACAAATTAGTGTCACACTAGGAACGGGACGAAATGTTACTATTCGTTTTGTGTTAGGGAAACGAACTGTGACAGGTGGATGCTTGTTGAATAAATTTGGATGTAACGGGTTTGAACCTGCTTGGGGTATTTCTCCTCCTTGGGATATAGGGACTGAAACAAAGAAAGGGATTACTTTAAACGATTTGGAAACTACCTATGTTTCTTATCCTCCACTCCCTTACATGGAAACTTTTAAAGAAGCACTAAAGTTAGGGGTTTTGGAAGTACCGTATCAATATAATTTCACATGTGTCATAGGATAAGGAGACTGACATGACAATTCTTTGGAGTAATAATGCGTCCACAACTGTTGCTGGAAGTATTGTTTCTACGGATGTAACTGTTACTCTGGCATCAGGAACAATATTTCCTCATCCATTAACTGCTGGTGATTACTTTGTTGCAACCTTTTATGATCAAATAACAAAAACTCTAAATGAAATTGTTCACGTTACCAATATAACCGGTAATGTTGCTACGATAATTCGTGGTCAAGAAGGGACAACTCCTCTAGCTTGGAATTCTGGTGACATATTCGCTAACTTAGTAACAGCGGGGACTTTAGCAGCTTTCCCGCAACAGGGCGCAGTTCCTATTAATACGACTGATTTATACGTTGGAGATGATATTTCTACAAATCCTAATCATATTGTTTGCAATACGATTCCTGTTCCTGCTGCTTATGCTCTTGGAATGGTGTTCGCTATTAGAGTCAAAAATAATAACACTGGACCGACTGACTTGGCGCTAAATGGAAAGCCTGCGGTCTTAGCTAAACGTAATAATGGATCTGATTTAATTGGAGGTAATATCGTAGCAAATCAAGAATACCTTTTTATATGGAATGGGGTATTTTTCCAATCGACTATTTCAAATGTGCCTCAGCAAGCTCCAGTTACGACTTTTTATATTAGATCAGATTCTGTTAGTGTTGTTGATTCAAATGGTTTGGAAAGTAACAGTGGATTCTTTAATACGACAACAGATGCTTTTAAAACAATTCAAGGTGCGATAAATACTATCAAAAATCGTTATATTTCCGCAGTTGCAATAACTCTAAGAGTTGCTGATGGAACTTATACTAGTGGATTTTCAGACGATACTCAATATATTGCTTCATGGATAATAATAGGAAATGTGTCTACTCCAGCAAATTGTATTTTAGATTGTCGTTCTTCTAGTATCCCCAGCTATGTTCCAGGTGCTACTCCAGGAGTTTGTATATATTGTGGTCATGTTGCTAATATGACTGTAACAGGATTTACGTTCAAATCATACATCGAGAATGTATTAAATAGAGGAAAACTTATTCTTGATACGATTCATTTAAATGCTCCTACTAATTTTCAGTCTGTCGTTAATACTCAGGAGTCTGGAGTTACTCAATTTCACAATGCTTTTACGTTTACAGCCACAGCTCCTATTACTCAAATATTTACCTGTCTTTCTGGTGGAACTCAAAACTTTGGAGCGACTCCCAGTATAGGGGCAAGTATTCCATTTACTTTACAAATGATGGGGGCTTACAGTATTTCTATAGGAATCTTCTTTTCTGATTATGGTGGAACTACTCATATTTATGATGCTGTTAGTAGTATTTCAGGACCAGTAGTTACTGGACGCCCATATTCGGTTTATCGTGCTGGTGGTATAAATTTTGAAAATGGTAATAATGCAGTGTTTAATAGTGACTGCACCTTAGGAGGATTTATTGAACCCCCTAGTTCAACTTCTTGTGGTGGATGGAGATCTTAATAAATTTCCATCAACATAAAAGGAACATCCAATGTCTACTCCTCTTGCTGGACTAGTAGCTCAAACAGCCGGAACTCCTGGTCTTCCTGTAAATGTTATTGCTCCAAATCAGACTGGTGGATATATCGTAAATCCACTCTTAGCAGTAGATCAGGGTCTTGCCACTGCTGAAGTGCTTTTCGTAAATCAGGTCTCTCCATGTGACGTTCATGCTAACGGAACGACCATAGCTCTTCAACCTGGACAATCATACACAGTAATCCCCAATACTACTACTACGGTTAGTGTGGCATCTTTAAGTGCTAACCATCAATTCACTGCTGTTCAGTGGGCATAAAATGGTTGATATAACCCCCCAAGAAAGTATTCTAGGCTCTGGAGCCGGAGGACCGCTTTCTCTCCCAACTCCATGGGGAATTGGTCCCGGGTATATTTCCTATACTACCGGAGGCATTATAATAGGAGTTCCAACAGGAGGAAATCAAGGAGTAGGGTCATTAAATGCTAAGTCTATATATGTTGATGGAGTTCTTGTTAATATAAGCAAATATCTTCTTAATACTGGTGGAACGATGACAGGACCATTGATCTTGTCTGAAGCTCCAGTTAATCCTTTAGGAGCAACTACAAAGTCATATGTAGATAACTATATCACCACTATTAATGCAACATTTCTTCCTTTAGCAGGTGGAACCTTAACAGGACCATTGGCTCTAGCAGCAGATCCTACTACTCCACTTGGAGCTACTACTAAACAGTATACAGATAGAAGACTTCTACTGGCTGGCGGCACTATGACAGGACCATTGCTGCTGGCGGCTGATCCTACTGTTCCGCTTGGAACTGTGACGAAACAATATGCGGATAAGGCGTTATTATCCGCAGGCGGCTCTATGACCGGTCCATTGGTGTTGGCAGCAGATCCAACTGCAAATTTACAAGCTGCGACTAAACAATATGTTGACGCTCATGCTGGTGCTGGTGGACTTGCAGATGCTCCGAGTGATGGAACAAGTTATGGTCGCAGAAATGGAGCATGGGAGAATGTGTTATCGTTGCTCGGCGGCACATTGACTGGACCATTGCTACTTGCTGCTGATCCAACAGTTCCACTAGGTACTGCGACTAAGCAATATGTAGATTCAGTAAGTGGAGGTATTCCAAGTGGCTCGGTAATGTTGTTTTATCAGGCGGCTGCTCCAGTTGGTTGGACACAAGTTACGACCCAGAATGATAAGGCATTGCGTGTTGTCAGTGGAACTGGAGGTGTAGCCGGAGGCACCAATGCATTTTCAATAGTGATGGCACAAAGCGTTGTTGGTGGTCATACTCTTTCTGCTGCTGAAATACCTTTGATTACTAGTAGTAAAGGCAATCTGATCACGGTATACACACCGAGTAGTGCTTATTTTCCGTTGGGCGCTGGAGCATGGTCTTATCCTGCAACTGCTATTGGTTCTGACCCGAGTCATGCTAAATCAACTGGAAGTTCAAGCTATGCAAATTATTGTCAATCGAACGTTAATATTACTGTCAATTCAACTAATACGAGTGGTGCTGCTCATAATCATCCTATTACAATGGATATTCAATACTGTGATGTAATCATCGCGAGTAAAAATTAATGCTTATTCCACACGCCGAACCTGGTCCAATCTGTCCGCTACATAAACAGGATGTTAGTGAAGTTTGTCATAAATGTCCCTGGTGGACACGAGTTATTGGTAAAAATCCACAAAGTGAAGAAATGATTGATGATTGGCGATGTGCTATTGCTCTGCTTCCTATGCTTCTAATTGAAAACGCGCAAACATCCAGGCAGACCGCAGCAGCGGTTGAGACATTTCGTAATGGAGTAGTTACCAGTGTCTTCCAAGCAGTTGGGGCGGCGGCAGAAGTAGCGCAAAGGAGATTGATAGATGCGAGTAACAATCCACGCGATAGATAACATTGTCTATATTAACAATGAAGTTAGAAATTCAGATTGTGCTGAACTTTTAGCCGAAGGAGTTAGGGCCATCCAATGGGATAATAAGAATGGTATATTAGAATATGTTGGTCATAAAAAACCAAATGAAGTGATAACGGACTTTGCACCATATCAAAAATATATTGATCAATCAACCACATTTCCTGAACTAGAATTAGAAACTCGTGAACCTATTTTTATTGAAATAATACCGGAAACGTAAGGATTGGATAGGTGTCGCTTACTCCACTGTATTGCGCTAGAGGTGATGCACCTCCAAAAACAATAACTTATGAGAATGACTTTCCTGTCCCTGTTGAAGTAGGTATTGCTCCATTAGATGATACTGTTGATACCAATAAGGTAATCATTTCTGGAATTGGAATAATTAATTCATTTGGAATTGGACCATTAATCACTAAACAAGTTACATTCGAGCCGTCTAATGGCGGCACAATCACACTCCAAAATAACAATCCTTTTCTTAATCTACTTGGAGCAGTAGACCATGTAATTACGAATACTAGTATTGGAACTTATTGCTGTGATGCTGATGGCAATTGGACAGAAGAAAGTTTTGTTGACACCACGGTTATAGGAGGAAGTATAGGAGCAACTGGTCCTACTGGGCCAGCAGGAGCAGACGGAGCAACAGGACCAGTAGGACCAACAGGCCCAGTCGGCGCGACTGGTGCGAGCGGAATCGGCGGCAGTGGCGGCACGGCGGCGAATATTGTTTTAGAAGTCAATCTTGCAGCCAATCAGACCGGACTCACGTTGGGTGCATGGAATACCGTCAAATACGACACCAAGGTTACTGATACCCAGGTCGCCTACAACACAGCAACTGGGCTTTTCACGCCGACTGTCGCCGGTGTCTACGCAGTCAGTGCTTCGGTTGGTCTGAACCAAGTTTCTGGTGGCCGAACCGGTATTGGAATCTGGAAGAACGGCAGCGCGACTAATGCGGAGAGTCAGTCGACACTGTGGTTGAATGGAGCGAATGCGACAACTGACCCGCTCTCGATTTCGGCATTGATCTACTGCAACGGCACCACCGATACGATCTCTGTTCAGGGATGGCCGCAAGCAACAAATTTTCTTAGTCCGCCAAATATTAGTTCCTTTACTACCGCAGCGGTCAATATGATTGCTGTGCTGTTGCAGACTGGCCCTGCCGGTTCTGTCGGAGCGACTGGACCAGTAGGACCGATAGGAGCTACTGGTCCTACTGGACTTACAGGATTAACAGGAGCAACTGGTCCAATAGGACCAACCGGTCCAACAGGACTTACTGGGCCTCCTGGAGCAACTGGTCCTACTGGAGCAACAGGACTAACAGGAGCCACTGGTCCAACTGGAGCAACTGGACTTACTGGGCCTCCTGGAGCAACTGGTCCTACTGGACTTACAGGGTCTCCTGGATTTACAGGTCCAACAGGAGCAACTGGTCCAACAGGACTTACTGGGCCTCCTGGAGCAACTGGTCCTACTGGAGCAACAGGACTAACAGGAGCAACAGGAACAGCGGGAACTGTTGGAGCAACAGGTCCAGTAGGTCCAGTAGGAGTGACAGGACCGGCAGGCCCAACTGGATCAGCAGGAGCTATAGGAGCAACAGGTCCAGTTGGTCCAACTGGACTTATAGGATCAACAGGACCTACAGGTCCAGCGGGACCAACAGGATCAGCAGGAGCTATAGGAGCAACAGGTTTAACAGGATCTACAGGTCCAGCGGGTCCAACAGGAGCAACAGGACCTATAGGAGCAACAGGTCCAACAGGAGTAACAGGAGCAACAGGTCCAACAGGAGTAACAGGCCCAACAGGCCCAACAGGAGCAACAGGAGTAACAGGAGCAACAGGAGCAACAGGAGCAATACTGCGCAGTCATCTAGCTGGGCTTGCACTCAGCAATGATGGTACGACGCCAAATACCATTCTGGATATTGCTGCCGGACAAGCGGTAGATACCACTAATACAGTGGCGATGAGCCTTGCTGCCTTCACTAAGAAAACCGGTGGCTCCTGGGTAGCAGGCACTGGTAACAATGGAATGGGGCAAGGACTAACAATCGCAGCCTCGACTTGGTATCACGTCATTCTTGCCAATAACAACGGTACGCCGGATATCTATTTTGATACTAGTGTCACTGGAGCAAATAAACCGAGTGGTATTATCGATACTAAAATTCGGCGCATCGGCTCATTTCTAACCGACGCTTCATCGATCATCGTCTCGTTCTCGCAGAATGGTGACGAGTTTTTGTGGCCGTCTAGTTTTCTTGATGTCAATGTAACAAACCAGGGTACGTCGGCAATAGTGCGAGCGTTGACCGTCCCTACGGGGCTCAAGGTACGTGCCCTGATACGGGCGATGACAACTTTGTCAGGAGCGCCAAATGCCGTGTTGTTGACGTCTCTTGACGAGAGCGATCAAGTGCCAAGTGGAACTAATGCTTTGGTAAATCTATTTAATCCTAGTGCGGGCGGCAACGGTTTTTCACAACTTGAGATTCGCACAGACATATCTGGACAAATAAGATCGCGTTCGCAGTCGGCATCGACAACGTTGCGTATATCTACATACGGTTGGATCGATCGAAGAGGGAAGGATGCATAACCAATGACAACTGGAACGGCACAAAGTCAGGCAATCCATGTTGCTAATTCGATGCTCGGCGTTGCAGCACAGATTATGAATATCTATGATCAAATTAACCTACTCGATCAGCAATGGAATGATCAGCAGGTTGCTGCAACGCTAGATACTTTTGCAACTGTCAGCACGACAGCAGACGGTGGTGTTGGTGATTCAGACCCTGCTCCAGTCTCCGGAAATATGATAGATCTGGCAATTTATACTGGACTAAGTCGTTCGGTGTCAGCTTTAGAAATTAACCAAATTAAAGGAGCACTCGACGATCTTCGACATTATATTGATGGGCTCGTAGTTCCAGCAAACCCAGGAGCACGCTCTATCCTAAATACGGCGACAGGTGGATGAGATTTCACGCACTAGGTATTCCACATACTGCCACGAATGAATGGCATGGAGCCTGTGCCTTTACTCAGAAGGTTCGTCGGTTGTGCGGAATGCTTCATGACACTGGACATCATGTTATTCATTATGGGAATGAACGTAGTGTTGTTAAATGTAATGAACATGTTTCTGTAACTACTCATAAAGATCTTATCAAAGAATATGGGGCCACATCAGGACGAAAAGGAGATTATAAATATGAATTTACTGATTCAGTTTACCAGAAATTTTACACTCATACTATTTCTGCTGTTGCTGCACGAAAACAACCAAATGACTTTCTACTATGCTTTTGGGGAGCAGGACACAAGCCAATTGCTGAAGCTCACCCCGATATGATAACAGTTGAACCGGGGATAGGATATACTCAGACATTTGCACGTTGGAAGGTTTTTGAGTCGTATGCTATGCTTCATGCTTGGACTGGGTTAGAAGCAGTCAAAATTGCTGGTCATGTTGATTGGTATAATGTCGTAATCCCAAATTATTTTGATCCAAAAGATTTTGATTACAACGAAAAGAAAGAAGATTTCTTGTTACTGCTAGGACGTCCCTGTTTTGCTAAAGGGTTAGATATTGCTGCCGAAATTGCTAGAGTAACAAATCATCGTCTGATAGTTGCTGGAGCTGGCAAGAAAGAAGATATGCCAGATGGTGTTGAGTTTATTGGCTTTGCTGATAAGAAAACACGTCGTAGTCTTTTATCTCGAGCCAAGACACTGATAGCTCCTAGCCGGTATATTGAACCATTTCACGGAGTATTAATAGAAGCGGCATTTTCAGGCACTCCGGTTATCACGGTAGATTGGGGAGCGGCTACAGAAAATGTAATTCATGGAGTAACCGGGTATCGTTGTCGGACGATGGATCATTTTATCTGGGCCGTTAATAATATCAAACGAATCAGATCGCAGGATTGTGTCAATTGGGCGAATGAAAATTTTACTATGGAACGAGTCAGTACAATGTACCAAGAGTATTTCCAAATGGTTCATGACGTTTATGAAGGAAAAGGATGGTACGAACTCCATGCCAATCGCTTAAACCTCGATTGGTTAACACGGTGATGATTCGATGACATATCAGTGTTCTACTATAAGATCTTTACCGCTTATACTGAATATCCAAACTCCCAATCCGTTGATAACATCCTTCCAGAGTCTATCTGTTAGGAGTGTTCCTACTAATACTTCGTCTATAAGTGGATTGTCAACGCAATTGCGTCAAAACCATCCTTTCAAACCCAAACTCGTATTACACAAACATAAATTGAATGGGGACCAGTTGTAGAATGACCCTCCTCTGGATCCCCCATACCTCGCGGCGGCTTGCTCTCATCAGGCACAGCCGGTTGCGTGGCAGATGCTGGAGTGGTCACATACAAACCTCTGGCCCGCGAGGTCTTTAAATGACTAGACCTACAACAAGTTACGGCGATGAAGGCTCCTTCGTAGAAGAAATTCAACAGTGTCTGGACATACCGGTAGATG